ACTCTATTCTTATAAATGATGGCGGGTCAAATGATGGCACACTTCAATATCTCTATAGACTAAAAGGTGCTCATCCTAAAATTAAAATATATAAAATTCCAGATGTAGGAAAAATCAAATGGCAGGCGATTGATGATGTTTTGAATGTTTTAATTAAGAAGGTAAAAACTGATTGGATTTTTGAACTCCAAGGGGACGAAATCTTTCATGAGAAAGACACTTCTTTAATAAAAGACTTAGTTGAGAATCTAAGTAATTCAAAGTATAACGGGATAAGACACTCGCGCATAGATTTGACTTCTTGGAACACAGAAATAAAGAATCCAACTTATAAAATGGGAACTATGAGACTGGTGAGAAATATAGAAGGTCTCACTTCCGACTGGGGCGGAGATCATTTTACGATAAATCATGATCCTGTTCCAAGGAAAGGATTCACTTTGCACAATGTTCCACCCGAATATGATATCCCAAGTTTGAACTTATATCATTTTTGTGACGTGTTTCTTGGAAACGCAAAAATTAAAGCGAAAAGACATGCCGAACACCTTGCAAGTACCTCGCCAGATAGAATTGAAGCATACAATCATAGAATGAATAATCATATTTCTGGTCCAAGAAATTTATCTGGGAACAGGAAGAATCTTCCTTTGTTAATGCAAGGTCTTTATGGGTATCAATATTATACCGTTAGGGAAGAATTATTAAATGAAAATAGATCTTAGTAATTGTAAATAGATTTATAAATGATGTTGTTTGTAATACAAACTATAGTATAAAAATATCTAATATTATCGAAACACATCTAAAGGAACCCAAGTTGTTGTAAACACTGCGAGATCTTTGTTTTCTGATTTTTTTAAAAAATCTTTTATTTGATCGGGACAGTCCGAAGCAAATATTATACTTTTAGGAAACATATCTTCTTTGTTGCATACAAAGAATCTAAATTTGCAAGATGTCATAAACATAGTTTTACATTAATCTATATAAACGTTTCCAAATAATTATTTAATTCATTTTTTTAAAATAACGAATACCTACGTTGTTATAATGCGAAATTATGACAATTCCTGTTAAAGGTGGCATTAAAACCGTAGTTAGTTCATCTGCTGTAACTTCATCTGGCGTGTCAGAAGAGTTTGCTCTTTTAGACCGCGTAAAGTCGCTTATCGTTCAGTTAGATGTTACTGCGGCGGCAACAGAGGTGGGCGACATCCTTGCTGTGTGGCTTCAAGGTACGGTGGATGGGACGAATTTTTACGATATTGGAAGATTTGCAGATGTTCTTGGAAATGGTGGAACTAAACGGTACATTATGGTTCTCAATCGAGAATATGCCGCCGAGAGCGAGCTGATTACTCCAACAGATGCAGCAATGAACGCTGCGACAGTCAATCAAGGCCCATTCCCCGATATTCTCAGGATAAAACATACTGTGACTGATGCTGGGACGGACAATGCAAGCTTTACGTTCGGCGTAGTCATTAATGCAATAAGGTAACCTGCAACCGTCACCTATATATCCTATTATCACCTTTCTCAACTAAATTCTTTTTTAAAAGAGAGTTGGTGACTTAAAAATGAGTAATACTTCCAAACTTGATTGG